TCACTTCCACCGATCGTGGCGACAGCCCGCACGAACTTGCCGAAGTTCGCAGCAAGTTTCTTCACATAGGTGCCTTCGGTCGTTATCTGTGTGAAAGCGTCGCCGAGATCCGCGAAGTTGGTTCCGTCGTGGCTGCCCTGGAACTTGATGTCCAGGGTTGGGCTGGTCCCTGCCTTGGCGGTTACTCTCGCGAACCCTACGGCTTCTGCGTATGTGCCGAGATCCTTGGAGGCGCTGTTCGTATCTCCGGTGCCTCGCGTTGCTGACGCCAGGAACTCGATCACGGCGGATGCTCTCAGTCGCGCTGTGACCGCGTCGACCGCGTCCTTGATGGCTTTCTGGGCTTCAGCACTATTATGCCAATTCACCATTTCGCATTATCACCTCTAGTTTTTTGTTTCGTTTCGATTCGGAAACGGACGTGTCCTCAAAAATGGGAACGGAAAAATGTGGAAGAAAAGGGGTCCTGGGCTTAGGCGGTGATGATCTTCACGATGCCTTTCGCGTTCAAGACGCCGAGGCCGTACTCCATGGTGCCGTACATGTAGGTCTTCCTCTCGCCTGCCTCGTACTTCGATTCCACGTCAGGATCCCGTTTGACTTCCTCGACCCACGCTCTCTCACCAAGTAGGAAAGCGTGGTAGGTTGTGATTCCTCCTGCACCTGTGCCGGTTGGAACCTGCGTGGTCTTCAGCACTCTGATGCCCAAGTACTGCCCGATCTCACCGTTCATTATCACTTCGCGGCCACCGTACTGGGCAGCGTTGACAAACCTGTCGCTCTTCAGCAATGCGTTTTCCTGGGCCGGATGAATTACCAAGAATCGCGCATCGCGGTTGTTGTTCCGCATCGCTGTTATGGCGTCAGCCAAGATGTCTGTGTCAAACACATCGCCTGCTGCAACTTCGTTCTCGGCGGCTTTTCCACCACCGCAGACGGTTCCTGCGATTCCAGACGCAGCATTGAGTGCTGCGAGTATGTCCTTGTCTTCCTTGTTCGCCACTGCCTGAGACAGAAGATCGGTCAACACATCGATGACATTGAATGTGACTTGTTCGATCACCTGTCGAGTCACCGAGAGGGGCGCGATGATCTCCTTGACTGTTATTTCGAGACGGTCCACAGTGATGGCGAGATCGTCTGGTTTCGTCGCTTCAGTTGCATCTATCGCCTCAAGGATCGTTGGGACCTTGGGGAAATAGAACTTGTTTCCTGGAGATCCGCGCAGAGTGGTGTCAACGATACCGAGCGTTCTCATGACTCGCTTGGGCTGAGCTCCGAGCTCAACCTGTGGACCCCAGATGATTGGTATGGCTTTCGCGGCGTCCGTTGTCGTCAAAGCTTCTTTGAGTCTGTTCGCTACCTGCAGCTGCCAGGGAGAAATCGCTTCCTGGAGCACTGGTCCAGCTACGATCCCTTTTCCTGCTTCTTCCTTACTCATACTTGATTTAACCTCCTTCTTTTTCTCAACTCTTGCCTCGTGAAACTCCGGCGGCTCCATCTGCAGCTCGCGGTAATGCCTGGCAAGATGGTTGTACGCTTCGCGACGATCGCTGCTTGGAATGTCGACGCCTCCACGGGCGCCGAGAAGCGCTGCCATGGCTGCCGTGAGATGTCTTCGGTCCAAGTTGCCTTCACGGTCGTGGTGCTCCAATTTCCGAAGATTCTTGTTGTCCGAGGTCTTGCCGTACGCAGGATCTATCCATGCAAAAGCACTGTCAGGCAGCGAATTGACGTAGGCCGTGTCCCACTCTCTCTCGAGCTCCTCCTTCAGTTTGAGAAGATCTGGAGTAGGGATCTGCTCTAGGCCGGTGGGAGTTTCGTTTGGTGTTGTTGAGGTAGGAGTCTGTTCACTCAATTTGGATCAGCTCCTTTTTTCGAGAATTTTCTGTTACTCATTGATCCGCTTGCGCGGTCTCAGTAACTATGATACGAATGATCAGATACTATCTGTAAGATACCAATGCTCAGAGAACAATCTTCCAAAGAAGCGCCTGATCTTCCCGAGAATACTCAGGGAGTCCGATGGGGCTCCAAGGCTCTTCTGGCACGTCTTCACGTCTTCCCCTCTCGCTGGTTCCACAAAGAAAGGCGTCGTTACAAGTGCTGACCGAAATACTCCTGGTCTAGGTCGTTCTGTGATCGAACCGTTCTTGTGGAGAACGAGAGGACTGACAGGAGGGAATCCTTGCTGAGCTCGTCGAGTGTAGATTCTCTCAAATCGCTTCCTGGAGTGGCGGCTCAAACCTTGACGGCCCTTCTTCTCAGCTCTGCGACGACAGCCTGATAGTACTGTTCTCTCTGATGTTCGTTCAGTGATTCTGAGAGCTTGCGTTCCCACAGCCTGATCGTTGTGAGCGGGTCTCCAGGAGCCACGCCTTCTGTGAGCAGGTCGAGGCGTGTGAAGACAATTCCTCTCGGCACAAGGACCTCGCCCACGTCGGCGCTGCGGAACTTGGCCTCGATGCTGACGTTCTTGATTTTGCCTGCGTCGTAGAGCCTGTTCACTTCTTCGTCTTCAACGTAGATCACGGCTTCAACAGAATTGTCCTCGAATTCAGCGTCAACGACCTTGTTATTGGGAAAACGCAGCTCTCTCGCATGGTTGAGGCCGAGAGGCCTTTCCGCGAGAGATCGGCCGGATAGTTTGAGTTCTTCCTCGGTGTACTTGGCTCGGTTGCCTGTCGTTATGACGTGGATCGCGTGGACCTTGTAGAACTTGCCTATGCTGCCCTCCACGGCCTTGTAGAATTCGATTGGAGGAGTCCAACGGAAAGACTCCGCGAGACTCGCGATGTGGAACCTAAGTCTTCTCAGCGGGTTCACTTTCACTCACCTGTAGATCCGGATGATCCTTAATCCATTGCCGGGCCTTCTCCATGGTCCAGTCCTTTTTCTTTGAGAAGATGATTGATTGGATTGTGAGTTTGTCTTCGCCTTTCAGTTTGCCGACAACCGCTTTGATGCCTTCCGGCTCACTCAGCCAGATCGTGCGGAAAGTGTAGGACTGAAACATATCAGGCTCTCGGACCCGGCGACGAATGTTGTTCTCGTTCTCGTCCCAGCCTTCAGCTAGCTTGGCTGCGTACTGCTGGCGGTCCTCGTCGCTCTCAGGGACCACGTGGATACTGCCTCCTTTGTCGCGGAAGAATCGCATCTCCTTCAGCTTCTCTGCAGGAATTGCTTTCTGGTCCTCCGGCTGCTCTTGTAGTTCGAAGCTTGCATACTTCGCCAGCATGTTGCGGACCTCGTCTTTGGTGAGGTATTCGATGCCGCTTGTGGCGCTGATCTGCGCAAGCTGGACAATATGTTCGATCTTGACTTCAGGTCGTTCCTGCATGCCCCAGCGGATTCGGACTCTAGTCTTCAGTGGATCGATGCCATTCTGAGTGAGGAGGGGCTTGAAGACTTCTCTCTCAATTATGCGGGCCAGATCCCTCTGCAGCTTCATGATCTTTCGGTCGGCCATTTTCGTTGCTTCGGTGGCGCTGGCCTCCGTGAAGCCTGGCGTAGTGAACAGGCGTGTCATGGGGGTTTGGAGGCCCTGGACCACTTGCGAGTTGACGTGTTCGATCATGCCGTCAAATCTGGCAGCAGGATTGATGTCCAGTGAGGCGACTTCGACGGGTTTGTTTGTCACGAAATCTGCATCCACTGGTGCGCTCTGAATCGTGGGGGCATACTCGTTCTGGAGTTTCTCATCGCCTACTCCCTCGAACTTCCAGAGCCTCTTGGGTGCGGCGTAGCGGTGAACAATCTTCCAAATGTCGTCCTCAACTCTAGCTTTGATGTCGAGGAACGCGGGGCGAACCGTTGTCTCGTCTATCTGCTTGGGCGAGGCTAGGCTGTGGAGAATTCCTGTTCCCCAGGCGGATCCGTCCACGGGGTTCAGACGGAAGTGTATGATTTCTTCTGCGGTGAACTCAACCTTATCAGCGCCCACTTGCTGAATGTAGATTTGAGGGTGGCCTCCGATCTTTGTTCGGATAATGAACTTGATTGAAGAGAGGGGTAGAATGACGAGAGAGGAAAGCTTGCCGTTTGTGAGGATTTTCTCCCAGAAGCAGTTGCCTGAGAAAATGATCTCCTTAGACGTCTGCATGAGCAGGCCGTCCATGTTCACGTTGTCGCAGAAGTCATCAACGATCTTCTTTGCTTCTTCGTATCCTGGTTCGCTGACGGTGTAGAAGCCTGTGCCTGCAACCTGTTCACTCAGGTAATCTACAGCCGCCATGACGGTGGGATCCTTCAAGTAGTACTCCACGAGCGTGGCAAGATTGACTGGAGGCTGCTCTCCAAGCCGCGCCTTCACCGCAGGAAGGAACAGGCCCTTCTCAGCCGCCGCCTCTCTCAGAGCTTCAGATACTTTTCCCGGCAGCTTCTGGAACCGTTCGAAAGCTGGAATAGAGATCTTTCTGGTGATGCTTGCGAAGAAGCTTTTTCTCTCGCTCATGTCTACTTTCCTACTTTGCTACTTTCCAGCCTGTAGTTGCGAATGACTAGATTGGTCAAGGCGCCTCGGCGTGGTCCCTGTCCCCATTTCCGTGAAGCCATCTGGCAACGCATCTTCTGAATCACGAAGCCTCTGTTATCGTAGAGTTCGTGGACGAGGGGATGATTGTTGTAGGTGAGGAGCCACTTTCCCTGAATCGTTCTCAAGATCTCAGCCAAGTCCCTGTGGTCAGTTTCGGTCATGGTGACGCGGGGCTGCATCGTGCCAATGTACGGTGGGTCTAGGAAGAAGAAGGTGTCTGGACTGTCCCAGTTCTTTATGCATCGTCTGAAGTCCAGATGGTCAATATGCAGGTCCTTCACGCGTTCGGCGATTGACTCGATGTCGATATGGAGCCTCGACCAGACTTTGGCCCTGTTTCCTCCTTTTCTCGCGAAGGCCCAGCCTCCACGCCACTTACCTGCGAACGCAGCCTTCATACAGTAGCAGAACGCGACGGCCCTCTCAACGGCATCCACGATCCTACGCTCATCCAGGTCTCGGAGATATCGTTCGTAGAGTTCTCGACTGTAGGGCAACCATTCGAGCCGTTTCATGAATTCCTCTTTGCGGTCGCGGACCACTTCGAAGAGGTTGACTAGATCCGAGTCCAAGTCGTTGTAGACTTCTACGGGGCTTCGTTCCTTCGCGAAAAGCAAAGCTGCAGCGCCACCAAAGACCTCAACATACACTCTATGCGGAGGGATCAGAGGCACCAGCTTCTTGACCAAGAAGTGTTTGCCTCCCAAGTATGGGAAGAACCGGGAGGCGATGTGGAATCTCATGTCTTCGCCTTCTTTCTTTCAAGCCATTCCTCAAGATCCACACGGCAGTTGTGGCACAGCCTCAGTGTGACGCTGTAGCCTTCCTTCAGCTGCTTCTCGCAGCTTTCGCACTTCGTCAAGGCTTCTTCCTCTGCTGCGCGATGTAGTATCGGACCTTGCCGGGATCAACCTGGCAGAGCCGACAGACAGGGACTCGTATGGTCTCTTGGTGGCTGACTCGAACGCGGAGAAAAGTTACTTCACCGCGATCCACAAGCCTGTGACACATGACGCACTGAATGAATTCACGTTTCTCAGGTTTGGGCACGGGCTACCTCTTCCTTATCGAAATCAGAACCGGCGCTTCTGCTTGTCGACTAGCGTAGGCGCCTAAAGCGAGAGCGAACACGCGATCGTCATGGGTTCCGGACGGATGGGAGAACATGATCTGGCCGGACTTTGTGAGTTCGTAACGGACTGAATGAAGCTCAGCGATGAGTTCGTCATCGTAAGGAATCTGGATTCCCGAATGTGTCGCTGCACACTTGGTGCATTGAATCTTCTGCTGCATCAGCATCAGAAGGTAGCCGAAGAGATCCATCTTCACATTCATCGTCAGGGTTAATCCCTGGATCAACGGATTCTCTCGTCTCGCCTCTTCAACAACCGATTCCCCAACGCCCGTCTGGTCAACTAGGACTGCGTTGACACATTTGAGACGCGTGCAGAGAACCTTCAGATACCCGATGACTGATGTGTATTCTGTGCCTAACGGGAACTGCTTCATGTAGACAAGCTTGAGAGAGCATGAGAGCCGTCGGATCACTGCAACAACGGAGTAGTCCTGTTTCTTGCCCAGGTCGACGCCGATGAAGAAGTCGCCATGTAACTGGTCTTGGATCGCGGAGGCGATTCGGAATCCTAGGCTCGAGAAGAGCTGGCTAAGCCGTTGCCACAAGCCACCTCTCCTCCAAGTAATCCAGATTCGGATCGATGCACGCGGTGATCAGGTTCTGTTGGAAGTAACTATCTTCGTCCTCGGCCCACTCGGCCTCCATCTCGCGACGCCAACGCCACGGATCCGCAGCCAACTGCTTCCTGATTTTCTCAAGGATCGCAGGGTTGAGGGGACCCTTAGGGGCTACTGCTTCTTCCCAACGAACGTGATGTCTAGCGAAGTCTGCGTAGTCTTTGTCGTTGAAGATCTTCCAGAAGATGCTGTCCTTGGACCACGGCGTGCTTGTACAGATGAATTTGCCGTTCGTCGTGCCTAACGTGAACAGGATGGCGTCGTAGAGCTCCTCGTCGTCTCGGGTGAAGTTCATCTCGTCCCAGTAGACAATATTGAGGGTTGGTCCACGGATCGTGTCCGGATTGTTTGGGAAGGCTTCGACCTTGGCGCCGTTGGTGAACGTGATCATGGTCCGCATGGGTTTCTTGACGTAGCCACGCGGCAGCTTCGAGGCGTGAGCTGCAATCTTGGCGATGACATTCTTGGTTTGCCGGAACGAAGGCCCAATGACTCCGCCCCAACAGTCTGAATGTTTGAGGTAGAAATGCAGGAGCTTGGCCGCTACCGTGTGCGTCTTACCGGTTTGTCGCGCCCATCGGGCAGCTATGAACTGAGTCTCGTCACGCAGCAGTTTGACCTGGTACTCGGTAGGGGTGAAGCCCAGAAACTTGATGCAGAACTCCACGGGGTCGTCGGGAATCTTGGCGTATGGATCCTCGCTGACAGTTTTCAGTTGAATGATTACTTGCTCAGCCATTCG